CCTTTAACTCTGTAAGAAATCATTTCTTCTTGTAAGTCTTCTTGTAAGTTCTCTTCCCACATATCAATCATGTTTCTGTATGTGTTAAACTCATTACTCTCTGCTTGTGGGTCAAACGAATTTGTCTGAGTACCACCTGTTCTTTTCACATAGTCTCTATGTGTCTCACCACCCTTTGCACCAACCGCTCTAAGATTCTTTTCTCTGTCTTTTTTCCTTCTTTCCTTTTCAGCAGGTGTGTCTGCATGTGCTTTGTCTTTTTGCATTTGTGCAACTCTTGCTTTCTTTCTTGCATCTCTGTCTCTTAATGCTTGGTCGTGGTCTGCCTTTGCTTTTCTTTGTTTAGGGGTCATCTCACTAGGAGATTTATCAAATCTACCACCTTCACCATCATCTTCTGATAAGTTAAGGTTTGAAGTCTCTACCATGTTTCTGAATGATTGTTCTACTGAGAATTTCTTCTGAAAAGGATATCCTTTCAATGGGTCTTGGCCCATGACATCTTCATCAACCATGATTTTACCCATCTTTCTTGACTTGGATACTTTTGCTAATTTGTTAAATTTCTTTCCGTCCATAATAGTTCCTATGCGGTTTTAATTTTTATTCCCATGATGTCTTCTACCATACCCCATACAACTTCTCTTACCATTGTATCGGCAGCTGCAAACTTGTTGTATTTTTTATCACACAACTCTCTTTCTATTTCTAAGAAACACATTCCTGCTGGGTTAGGTGATGTTTTTCCTGCAGTTGACCATTTTTTACATATCTTTCTGATATCTGCATTCATGTTTGTGTTCGCTGCAGTTAGAGGTTTGTCCTCTTTACCTTCGGGTGCATTACCTAAAAGTGATAAGTAGTAATCTCCATCTTTAACTGAATGTGAAGTAACAATAAAGTCCTTCTTGTTTGCTATCTTAGCATTACTGTATACGTCTTTAGCAAATGTTGACCCTTCAGGTTCATTCCATTTCTTTAGAACACCTTTCTGTTGTGCTGGTGATAATAGTTTAGACATTCCTTCTGCAAGAACTTCTTCTTCAAGTGAGTCTCCGTCTACTATCGCGGATTCGTTTGCATATACAAGTGCATCCTTAACTTCTTTTGAATTTCTTACTGCACGACCATAAAACTTCTGTATTTCTTTCCCTGCTATGTCAAACGCACCACCTAGGTCAAGTGCAACTTCAACTGCTTTCTTGATTTCGGGGTCTGTTATCTTATTTCGTCTAAAGTAAGTAGAAATTTCTCTACCTGTAAGCTTTTGTTTTCCGTAAGGCCCGAGAGGATTTACCTTCCCGTCCTTATCTAAAACTGACTTTGCCTCTTGAAATAGATTCATTGGACTATCCTATGTTTAACTCTTTTAAAACCCTTTCTAATAGATTTGCATCTAATTCTACTGACTCTTGTTTATCCTTAGTTCTTTCAATTTCGTCCGTTTCTCTTTTTTTCTCGTCAGCATGTTTTTTCTTTAATGCTTCAACATCTTTTGCACGAGCAACTGCGTCTTCTTTGACTTCATCTTCGTCTTCGTCATCAGAGTCTTTACCTTTCTTCTTGTCGATTGCTTTCTGAAGAGCAGGTGGTAATTTACCTTCTTCTACTTCTTCCTCATCTTCTTCGTCTTCGTCATCTTTTTCTTCTTTGACTTCGTCTTCGTCTTCAGAGTCTTTGTCGTCTTTTTTACCTTTCTTCAACCAAGGTGGCATTCCTTTACCTTCATCAACGTCTTTTTTAGGTTTATCTTTTTTACCATCTGAACCAGGCTCATCATCTGAGTTCCAGTTTGCATCGATGTGGTTATAGAATTCTTTTTTCTTCTCTGCAGATAACTCTTCAGGAGATGTTACACCAAATTTCTTTAGTGAATCGTTAAAAAACTTCTTATATGCAGCTGAGTCTTCTGCAATTCTCTTTGCAGTTTCTACCAACCCTAGTGTTAAATCTTGTATGCTCATTGTTCTAATTCCCCTTTATCGAAATAGTTAAATAGTTTATCCTTGTTGTCTTCGTTAAGTTCCATGGACTTTGCAAGTCTACCTAACATATTTTTTTCTGTAAGTTTAGAAATAGTCTTTTCTAGTGAGAGTTTCTCTTCTACTACTACTTCTTCTTTATTTAAAATCTTTTGAGTGTTTACTTTACCAATCAATGAGAAGATGACATCTCTTGCTTTAAGGACTGCTTCGTAATCTTTGTTATACTTCTTGTCCTTAAGTTCTTTGTCACCCATCTTTACAATAGACTGATAACCTTTTAGAACTGCTTGCATGTCCTTAGACAACTTCTTCAATGCATCAACTTCTTGTTGTTTGATTTCGTCCAGTTCTACAGGTTCTTCTGCAAAGAATGATTTAAGCTCTGCCTCAATCTCTTCATTGATGATTTCGTCTGCAGTTTTTTCCACAGAACCATCCTTAGAAACAATACTATTCCTAACTTCTGCTAATTTGTCTTGCCAGTTCTCTGATTTGTAACTCATGATATTATTTATGTAATTTTAATTCTAACCACTAAGTTATCTTCACCTTTTATTAACCTATGGTAGGTCATTTCGGGAATATAGTGGTCTTCTCCTATGTTTAACTTTATGGGTAATGCATCATCATGTTGCAATTCCCATCCTCTTCCTGATAACACATGAACTGTTCGGTGTTCTCTATCCCTATGCCACACTAGTTCATTACTATCTACGGACTCTTCAAAAGTTCTTATAACAAACTTTGTTCCTGTTCCGTGTTGTTCTACAATTTCTTCGTATGGTTTAGTCATCTAAGCCAGGGTAGTAGTTGTCATTCTTTTGATTGTACCCATAGAAACTACCTTCTTTAGGTTCTATGTCAAACATTCCATCGACCCAGTTTTCTGCAACATCTTCTGCATATCCTTCTGATTTGTCATGGACTTCTCTAGTTTCTAGTAATATATCGTTTTCGTAAAGGTCTACTTCAAAACCTAAATCTGACTTGAATACTTCTGCATATCTTTCATCCATTGCATAAGTATGGTATAATTTCTTCATAATAAATCTCCTACACTGATATTTAGTCTACCAAAAAAACGACCCACCACCACTCAATCCGAGTTGTGATGCATATCTTGGAAGTCTGCAACTCCAATAGCCTGGCGTTGTCTTGTCATTTGCAGTGTCACAATTATGTCTTGCAACATAAGATGACCTTGCACTTGGGTCTTTAAATTTTACTGATAGACCTGATGTATCTCCGAATGTGACTTTCTTAACCTTATCACCATCTTTAACATACACATAAAACTTCTTTGGGCCACCTGCTTTTGGTTTACCGATTGGTGGTTCTTTCCCCTTCTCTTCTTCTTCGACCATCATAGGACAATCAAGTGGTACATAGTTACCTTCATGGACATCAAATTCCCCTAGGTTTGTTTCTATGACTTGTTTATCTACTTCAGTTAGTCTATATCTTTGTTCTGCAACCATCTTCTTTGCTTCATTGATTACCTCAAAGTACATTGCAGAACCCAACCTGAACGGATTGTCCAGTAGGTTAGTTCCTTCCTTTTGAAGTGTTTCTAGTGTTTCAGTGATTGCTAATTGATGGAATGTTTTCATTATTTTTTACTCTTTAAGTCCTTACCTGCTTTGTCCCAAGTTTCTTTGTTCTTCTTGAACTTCATTGACTCTTTCTTACGGATAACTTTTTTTAGTTTACGAGCAATCTTTGCGATTACTGATTTTTTCTTCTCAATCTTTTTCTCTAGTGCAGCTTTACCAGCATGTCCTAATGAGTTTTTATCTGCACCTTTAAGAAACTTCTTCTCTAATACCTTTCTTGCAGCTTTAGTTGCACGTTTCTCAATCTTCTTAGGGTCTAACACCATTCTTTTTGCAGCTTTCTTTCTTCCGATTGCAATCTTATGTTTATTCTTTCTGAAGGCCTTCTTCATCTTTAGACGTGTCTGCATTGACATGACTTCATCTAACTGAGGTAAGTGTGTTTCTATTTGAGACTCATGTATCTCTTCACCCATTACTAATGAAGATAACTGTTGTGCAATTACCATGAGTTGACTTTGAGGTATTGTCATGAGAGTTTTTAATTGGTCTGAAGACAATCCTTTAACTTTTGATAATGTCTTTTTAACATTACCCATAGTGTTTGCTTCAGGAACACAATTTGGAACTTCCTTGTTCCCCTTCTTCTTCATCCCAACTTGTTTGTATCCATCCCAACATGCTTCTTCTACATCTTCATTCTTGTTTTTATTATTTGCATCGTACTTCTTAATAGACTTTCTTGCAACTTTAATCATTGCACTATCATGTTTTTTGAGGGTTGCTTTTTGACGTTTGTTCTTTTCATCTGAGTATCTTGACTCTTCTACTTCATTGACTTGCATCTCTTCGTTATATGGATAACCTTCTAGTGGATTACCTACTACTTGACTGAATGTTTTTGCAGAGAAATCTTTTTGTCGTTTGATGTCTTCTTTAATAAAACTGTCAACAGACTGGCCAGGCGTGAATTCTTGAGCCCATTTACGACCAGCATCTGTTCCTCTTTCATGAACACTTGGGTCATAGTCACTTTCTAGAAATAGGTTTTTAAATGTTTTCATTACGTTCTTTTCCTTGGTTCACTTCTGTTGTATTTCATTGATACAATAGATAAGTTTGTTCTGTCATTGTTCATAGGGTTATTGTCTTTATGATGTACATCCTTTCCCTGTATACCAACTCTATCTTTTAGAATACGTCTTGCACCATTTCTTGCAGCTCTACGTTTCTTTTGTTCGGGTTTAGAATGGTAGTTTTCATACTCCTTCTTATAGTCCCTTTCAAATAGTTGTCTAAAAGTCATCATACTACTATTTATCTCTTTTTCTTCTGCAATTCTGAATCTTTCCAGTTTGTTGCAAGTTTATTGTTAGGGAACTTAGAACTCCATGTTATAAGTTGACCTGAAATTTTTGTTGTTTTACTCTCTAAAGATTTTAAATCGTCATCGTTTGTAATCTCAAGGAATTCTTTACCAAACATTTTTTTAAATTGTTGTGCATTCTTTTGAGCTGCATCCCAATCTTGTTTAACAATTTCGGGTGGTAGTTTTCTTGCACGTTTTTCATTTCTTGCTTGTGCATTATTCAATGATGCACTTACATATATCATTTTGTATTCATATCCTAGTGCATCTAACTGTTTCTTATAAGATGATATTTTACCTGCCTTTGCACTAGTAGTATCGAATACCATTCCTAAACGACCTTTTATGTATGCAGACATATTCTTTGCAGTAATGGTCTTTGCTCTTGCACGGATAGGGTCTCTGTCTTTTGCATCCATGTTTCTTAAATCAAGACCAAGTCCTGCTTTCTTTAATCCATTTTCAAATGCTTTATCAGTGTTTACCAACTTAAGACCCATTGCCTTTAGAGATAGTTTATTTACTACTGTTGACTTACCACTGCCTGGCCCACCCATTAGGAAGACTGCTTTGAAGATGCCTGGGTCATAAACACCCTCTGTAATTAAATCTTCATTCATGTAGTCGGGTAGTGTTGACTCCATGATACCCATTCCTTTACGAATGTCTTTGTATAGTCTCTGAATGTCTGACGCATTCTTTGATGGGACTCCAAGTTTAAAGTTATCAAAGTCTCCTTGTTCTGCATATCCTCTGAGTTTACTTGCAGACATTCCACTGACATCATCTGCATCGGGGTCTCTCTCCCCTGCTGATACGACTTCTATACTTTCAAACTTATAGAAACCATGACGTGCTTTCACTCCGTTGTATTTGTTTAGTAGTGTTTCAAATTCTCTAATTCTATCTGAACCAACTACCATCCTTACGTGAGTATACTTCTGTTGTTGTAATTGATTTGCAACATCAAATACAGTTCTTACTGTAGAGTCGACAACAATCTTACCAAAGAATTTTCTGAGGTATGATATCTTTTGTTTATGTGTTAGGGGATTCTTTCTTCGGTCATTGGAGTGTGAAGTGAATAGTAATACATCAAATCCTTTTGCAACTTTTTGTAATTGTTTAACTAACTTTGCATGTCCTGTTGTAGGTGGATTGAAACGACCAAAGGTAAACACTGCACCTTTAGGTCTCTTTGCTTCTGTTAAAAATCCGTTGAATGTTTTCATTATTATTTGTCCCAATCCTTTGCAACTGTAAAGTTATTTAGTGAGAATTCCATTCGGTCTACCAACTTGACTGCCTTACCATCATTATCAATTGCAACATAACCTTCAGGGTTGACTGTTTGAAATCCTGTTGAGGTCTTTACGAAAGTACCTATTGATTTCACTCTATTTAATGCAACGATAATAAGTTGTTTTGCTACTACTAAGTGTAACATAAATGATGTAAGTGCCTCTATGAACTTCTTCATACCTCTGAGTTCATTGTAAAGTTGTTCTCCGATTTCCTTCTTAATTTGTTTAGTCTTTTCCATCTTAACCTTTGCAACTACTTTGTCTCTCCAATAGTTCTCAAAGTGTTTCATATAACCTGCGTATGTTGGGTTAAACTTTCCTTGTCGTATTAGTGTGTTACAGTAGGTCTTGTAAGTTGCACCAGCACCTTTCTTTGCAATAGTCTCTTGTACCTTCATGAACTTCTGTAGTGTTGGTCTTTTGATTTGATGGAACTGTTTACCTGTCATGGAAAGTGTTTGTGTTAACTTAAGTGTTTCCTTTGCAGTCATTGAACCCTTACCACTGACATCTTTATATGATGCATCATCTACCCATACATCTTTACTATGTCCTAACTTAGATGTGTTTGCACCGAATGATGCACTTAGGTTTTCTATTGAATCACCAGTGTAAGTAGTGTGGAATACTATTCCTAGTTTTGCATTTGCAATCTCTTTACCGAGGTCTGACTCGATATCTACTGCATACATTATTGTGTTTGGTTGGAATGTAACGAAGTTTCCGTTGTCCATCTTCTGCATCTTCTTATCATCAGTGAACATTAAGTCACCCTGTAAGACATCAGAAAATGATAGTGCAGACAAGTACTTGAATGAGTCTAAGAACTTAGACTCTAATGCACCACCCAATTCGGGTGCATCTTTAATTTGTTGTTCGGATGTATAGAACTTAGGTTCTTTATTGAATAGGGACTTCTTTGCAACAAAGAATTGACCAGTCTCGGGATGTTTTCCACAAAAGATAGCAGGAGCTCCGTCCCACTTAACAGTCATGTTGACACCTTTCTTAGACTTCCCCTTCATCATGTCTCTAAGACCCTGTAAGAAGTTTATAGCTGCACGACCGCCATCGATACCATTATTAATGATTTCGTCTTCTAAGTGTTCTAAATGTAGGTTTTTGACTGCCATAGTAAATACTCTCTCTGTATCTACTATTTATAAGAATTGAAAAGGTATGTTAACCCGCGTCAACTTCTCCGTTGTCTATTTTTGCTTGTAAACTGTCTCTATCTGCAGTAATGGCTGCTATTCCGTTGGTTAATTCAACTACAACTTCGTCTTTGGTTTTAGACTCAGAACCACTACCCATCTGACCATTAATCCAGTAATCCCAAAGTTCGTATCCTTTTTCATCACTTTCTGCTGTTGCGTCGGGGTTTGCAGTTCTCCATGCAGTAACATATCCGACAGCACCATCTGCTGTTCTTTCTGTTAAACTGGTTCCAGTTGTTACACCTTCAAACCATGTACGACTTACACCACTAATCCAGTCTTTTTGTCTTTGCATATCATCAATTAAAGTATTGTGAGTTGCTATTTCATCTGCCCATGCCATGAGTATCTCCTAAATGTATACCTTTATTTAGGATTTCTTCAATGGTATCGAGTGGAGTTTCTTATCGATTTTTGCAATCTGTTTGGAAATTTTAGCAGTTTTTTGGGAATCGTCTTGTTTTTTTGCTACACGTAAGTCTTTCTTTAACTGTATTTTATCAGTTAATGCATTGATTACGTCACTAGACTTGAGGTTCTTCTTCATAATGTATATCTATTTATTGCATATTATTAGAACAAATATTATACCCCTCATTATCATAGTAAGTTGTAACTGATGCACCTTGGAAAACCTCACATGTTTCCCTTGTTGAAGGGCCATTGGTATATGCATGGTTGTTTTCATTGTACTGAATCAAGTCTCCACTATACAATAGGTATGTAAGTGTCTCATAACTTGACATTACAGTGGATAGTTGACCAAGTTCGGTGTAAATGTTCTGTATGGTATACACATCTCTATATGACATAAGGTCAAGTAGGTCATAATCATAGTATGTGTTGTTTGTATTATTCATTCGTATTTCAAAATCAGATTCCATAGGAACTACATTTTGAACGAATCTCATATCTCCTCTTATAGTATATGCAAGATGTCCATTACCCGATAAGAATCTTATGTAACTATCGGATACACCATTGATTACTTCTATTGCAATGATAACTGGTGTCTCAAAAGTATCTCCTATTGATTCATAGTTTTCTGATATAGATGTATCTGCAACCTCACTTAATGTGGTCGAAGATATTACAATAGGATTTCCCTCTGCATCTAGTATTTGACCTTGGTCATTTGCAACAATGTTATAGAACAAATGTCGTCTCTGAAATCTAAAATCATCGTCTACTTGTTCACCTACTGTTTCATTCATTAGATTGAATGTAATGGTAGAGAACTCTGTTCCATTTAGAATGGTGGATATTAGTTCGGGATTTAGGGTTGATAACATAGGAAGATTGTATTCATTTTCTAATACATCTGCAACCTTGTTAATAGTTCCTAAGAAGTCTACAATCCTTTCTCCTATCGCTTGTAATTCTGTATCACCACTTGCAATAAAGTCTGAATACAATTGGTCTGCTGATTGGTTAAAGTTTTGATAGAGGTCGTATAGAACACTGTCTACCTTTTCTATAACTGTTTGTGAAACAGTATCTGCAGTTGACCCACAACTATCTGCAACTGTTATACTGACACCTTGTAATGCATCGGTAACATATTCTGCAAACAATGTAGTGAATGGTGTTACATTTGCACGTCCACTATTCTGATTATATGTGGGTGGATAATAACTCATTGTGTATGCAGTTTCTACATATCCACGTTCCGAGTCATATGCACCTATTGGTACTTCTGCAATCCTAGGCCTATTCAATGAACAGTTCGTTGTTGAAAAGTTATTGACTGCACTAAATTGGGATTCAGTAAAGAAATAAGATTGTGTATCACTATCATATTCTGCACTTGGTTCTCCCTCATCTTGAGTTAGATTCCAGTTCATATCTATAAAGACATTTGCACCTTCTACATATCCATCAATGACTACAGTAGTCAATATAGGGGATGAACCCATAGGTGGATTACCACCAGTCGTTGTTAATGTTTGTAGTTCTATTGGTGTTACTGAACTTCCACCACCACATGCTGTGAGTAGTCCTACTGTTAATATTGTTATTAATTTTTTCATACTTGTATTATACATAAAAAAGACACTCACTGACAAGGGGTTTTTTAGATTCTATTTACTTTAACATTCCCTGTAAATGTTATTCGTTGAGATGTTGATTTGTTAGGTGTGACTGCATGTAATATGGATGAAGGAAATACATACAATGTTCCTTTCTCTTTCTTACTAGGTACATATTCAAATTGGTCTTTATACTCGTCTAAAAGATGTATCAGATTCATGTCACTATTGGTTGCATTTCTGTTCTTAAAAATTATTGATGAGTCTCCACTCTCGTGAACATAAGACCATGAGAAATCATTATCACCTAACCCTTGATGGTCATGACAATCTTGAAACCCATGATAATCATAAATGTTAATCCATGGGTGTTCCATCTCACAATCGATTTCACATATAGGTCTCATTTCATCTATGTACTGATGAACATATTTTCCAACAATTTCCAACAATGGTGTATAATTTATCTTTAAATTATCTTCAACTCCATTGGATGTTCTGCATAAACTATGTGTGAACTCATCTGTCACAAATGTATCTAAGTCTAGTGTTTCAACCCAAGTGTCAATCTTTGTAGTATCAACACTGAATATTGCAAACGGATAACCTAACTTATATTTTAAAATCGTTGAAATCTCTTTTCTGTCCGTCATTTCTTCCTCTATCAAATACAGGAACATCATCATTCACTGCAGACTCAATCAATTCTTCTTGAGCTTCTTGTTCACAATCATACAACTTCATTCTTGCTCTGTCAATTCCTATGACAAATCTTTTGAATATAGTTGGGTCATTGTATCGGTTCTTCAATTGTTTTACAACTAACTGGTCTAACTCTTCTAACTCATCGGATGTAATCAATGCAAACATTAAGTCTGCAGTTGCTGGTAATCCAAATGACTCTGAAGTATCTGTTAGTTCAATATCAGTAGAACCATAACCACTTCGTGTTGTTTGAGTTGCACTCATAATTGGTACATCAAACTCTACTGCAAGTCCTCTAAGTTCTTCTGCAATACTCTTAACAAGTGTATAAGAGTTTGCACCAGCACCAGGCTTAATCCTATGTGATGCACATATGTTTAGGTAATCAATGAATATAATATCGGGTGTGAAATCTTTCTTAATATCAAGTTCTTGTAGTAAATGTCTGAAGTGACCGACATGTGCAGATGCAGTAGGATATTCTTTAACAATCAATCTACCTTTAGTCTTCTCTGCAATCTTATCAATCTTCTTATCAAACAACTTCTTAGACATTTCGGATAACTCTTGCATTGGGACATTCATGATGTTTGCATCAATCCTCTCTGCAATCCTTTCCTCTGACATTTCCATTGTGATGTAAAGAACATTCTTGTTCATCATCAAGTGACTTGCACCCATGTGACACATGAATAATGACTTACCGACACCCGTACCTGCTAAACAGATATTGAGTGTCTTGTTGGGTAATCCACCTTTAGTAATCTTATTGAAGTATTCTAAATCGAAAGGTAACTTCTCTTCTTCCGTATTGTAGAATTCAAATCTTGCATCCTTGTCTTCGATTTGGTCGTGTCCGATTGACACGTCAAAGGACACGGAAAGTGCATCCTTAAGGAGTTCGGGTATTTCACCTGTTGACCTTTGAGACTTCTTATCAATGACCTCGATACTATCCATGACTGCAATATAGATTGCTCTATCTTTGCACCATTGTTCAGTTTCGTTTTCCAACCATTCGGATGGAGTGGGTTCATTGGATTTTCCAATTGCATCAACTATTGTCTTAGAACCTTTTACCACATTCTCGTTTAACGAGGTATTGTTATCAAGGTTTATGAGAAGTGCTTCGACTGTTGGTGCTTTGGTGTATTTGTCAAAGTAATCTTTTACTTCTGTAAATACTGTCCTCTCTGTTTGGTCGGTGAAATACTCGTCCTTTATGAACGGGATGACCTTCCGTGTAAACTCTTCACTCTGAATCAGATTCTTCAGAATTGTCTGTTCTATTCGTGTTTCCATATTTAAAGTATTCCTGTGCTACTTGTTCTAATTTTTCCATCACTTCGGGTGTGAAGTACTTTTCGGGGTTGTTGTTAATTGTCTTACCAAATTCGGTTTTACCATTTGGAAGTTTAACTCTTGTAGATGCTTTCTCAAATACACCTAGTGCAAGTGCCATGTCTAATAGACCATAGTACCTGTCTAACCCTTTGTCGTATGATAACCTTACATCAACCACTCTGTTCTCAACAGTCAATCTTGACTTTGCATTCTTACAGTGAATGATATTACCAACGATTTCCGTTCCTTCCTTTTCCTTTCTCTTAGAGAGATAGATAATTGATGATGCAGCGTACTTGAGTCCACTACCACCACCCATTTCTTTTTGAGGGAACATAGAACCAATCACATCATATGTGTGATTTGTAACAATCATAGGGATACCTGCTCGACCTAGTTTCAACGTCAATACTCTAAATGCACCTTTGGTGATTTGAGCACGAGTCATATCTTTGTCTTTGGTCTCTTTACCTTCTGCAGTGTCTTCGATTTCTTTGGTTGTTGATAACATACCAAGTGAATCTAAACAAAACATCATTGGTGGACGTTTGTCCTTTGGGGTTTCCATATACTTATCAAGTATATTGATTGCTTGATTTCTGAACTGCTGGACTGTAACAACGGGAACTATAACAACTCTTGTAGAGTCTATTCCTCTGTCTTCAATCATATCTTTCGATATTGCAGATTCAGATTCAAAGTAAATTACTGCGGCATCCTTGTTGTCTTCTAGGAATTGTTTAACCATACCTAGTGCAAAAAAGGTTTTACCTGTTGCAGATTCACCTGCTATTGCAGTAATTTTGTTTGAGGGAAGTCCACCATATAGTGAACCACTTAATAGTGCATTGAAGATATGAGAACCCGTATCAATAAACGAATCTACATCTCCAGCTGCAACACCATCAGAAACTATATTTGCATATTCGTTTCCCGATGCTTTTACTAAATCTTTTAAAAATGACATAACACTTCTCCATAATGTATACATCTATTATACACATGGTTGGTGAAATTTACAAGGGGTTTTTAGAGTTTTTTTTCTAGTTTTTGTATTGTCTGATAAGAATCTTTCATATTGTCTGAGACTTTGGTGTGTTCTTCCATCATGACTCTTAGAAGTCTAATTTGAACTTCTAGATGAATTATGAATCCGAATATGACTGCAATCATCATTATATAAAAGCAATCCATCATCGTGATAATCATTATGATACCTCGTCCACTTGTTCTTGAGTAACAGTTCCATTCTCCAATAGAAGGTTACGATGTTCTAAGTGTCTTGCTTCTGTAGTGTCTTTGTTCTCACCAGTGTATTCCACTGCATGGTAGTCATTAATCATTTGCTGATTGACTGATACTCTTGGAGTAGATTCAAGTAATGTTTGGTGTCCTTCTGACTCGTCCATCCAGTCTTCATCTGACCCGACAGATACAAATAGTTCTCCAAGTATTCTTCCGAACTTTCCTTTGTCATGACTAACGAGTGTGATATCACCTTCCGAAAGTAATTTCTTAAGATGTGCTTTTGCGGCCTTTCCAAATAATTTCTCCACTAAATCTCTTGTTCTAGACTCGGGGGTGTCTATACCCATCAAGCGAACTCTCTGTTTTTTTAGAACAGTAGAGAAACCAAGGTCGATATCTACGTCCACTGTATCTCCATCCACTACTTTAGTGACTGTGACATGAAATTCTGCTTGTTTAAAGTTCTTAGTAGACATAGTTTTATTTATGAAAAAAACGAATCTAAACTTGCAACTGGTTCAACATTCCACCCAATTAACCCAATGACTGCTTTCAATGGTTCTATGAATGACTTGTTGAATTGCATATCATAATCCACATACTTGTTTAAGTCAAGTTCCTTTGGAAGGACGTTCGGAAACGAAATAACATTTTCGTTGATTGGATTAGGAAGTGTAAGATATGTAAAACGTATCTTATCAGAATTCATAATCAGTTCGTATCGTTTATGGATGTTCTTCTTCTCTAATTGGTGGTTGTAAAGTAATGCACCTCTGACATGGATAGGTGTTCCCTTTCCGTAAATCATTGATGCATCTCTGTAGTTCTGTAAGTTGTTACATCCTCTTGGTGATGCCATATCTTCTACTGGAAGGTTTCTAAAATCCTTTCGTGCAGTCTCTACGAAATCCCATAATTCTTCTTCGGTTCCGTTCATGACAACTTTAAATGCATCTGTAAGTTTACCTCTGACCCATTGTGGTGTACTGGACTTTGCAGTTTCAATACCCATCATCTTGAGTTTAGGTGTTTCATATCTCACACCTTCATTGTCAAATACGTTTAGGATATATCGTTTCTTTGCAGTCCAAATACCTCTGTCTGCAATGACCTCTCTACCCATCTGCATCTTCTGTTGAAATGCATTAGTGTAATCTGCAAGTTCGTCATATCCCTTTGCAAGAACCTGTTCTACTTTGTCTTGTCCGATAGTGTTAAGGAAGTCACATATTTTACCCTTGTCGGTGTCTTCGGGGAACACTTGTGACACTAGGTCGTCAAAAGTTATGTAGACTGAGTCGGTATCCATTGCAATAACATAGTCTTTGTCTTCAGTTTTGAGGACATCGTTCATCCACTTATTGATTGTTTTCTCTGCAGTTTTGATAACTAACTGACCTGTCATAGTGATTGCTTCTGCAAGGTTAGGGTCAAAGAATGCAAAGTACTGGTTTGCAAGAGCCCCATATGCAGAGTTAAGTGCAATCTTTCTGACCTGTTGATTGTTGTATGCACGTTTGATAAGTGTATCAAGTTCTCTCTTTCGTTTTAATTCTTTACAAGACTCCTTCTCAATCTGATACTCAATCATCTTCTTCTTCCACATCTTTCTTTCATCATAGAATGTCTCCATGAGTTCGGGAAGAAAACCTTGTTTGTTTCTAGTGAACATCACTCCATTTGGTGTTACTGTTCTGTTGTTCTTCTTAAGTTCAGATAAGTCTGCATCACCATCCAACATCTTCTGAACATTAACATCCATTCTTGCACCACCCTTAATCATCTTCTCGGGTGAGATGTTGTGTTGCATAATGATGTGGGGATAGAGTGAGTTTAAGTCAAATGACATAACCCAATCATGTTTCCCTACAAGAGGTTCCTTAACATATGCACCGACAATTTGATTGTGTTTGGTTCTGTCTAATCTTTGTGGTGGTGTTTGGATGTTCTGTTCTTTGAGGAAATTATATATAATTGTTTCCCAGTACTTGACCATTCCAAATGTATCTGAATAGTTACACTTTGCATTGTAAGCCATTGAGTAAGTTAACTCTAATAGTCCTAGTTTATCTTCTAGGTCTTCTACAAGTGTTACGTCTTTAACATTATACTCTAGATACTTGGAATAATTCTGTTGATATAGTTTATGTAATGAACCATATTCAGAGTAATCTAACTTATTTTTATCAAGTTCGACATGTGCAATGTGGTCAAGTTTGTATGACTCTTGATTAACAAATGTATGTTTCCTGTAAAGGTCTAGGTAATCTAGTATGTTAATTCCATAAAGAGTGAATGTCATATCCATCTTACCATATTGGTTTCTGTATTCTCTGACATCAGACATATTCCATGGAGAGAACTTCTTATGTTCTCCTTCACCAAATAGTTTGTCAACACGATTACAAAGATAGGTCATATCAAATGAGTCTACATTCCAACCTGTTATGATATCAAACTTTTCCTTTCTCCAATACTTAATGAACTCCGTTAGAAGTTGTGCTTCATCGACACACTCATGATAATTAACATTAGGTGGACATTCATCCCATGCACCTATACCAAATGTTTGTGGATTATGTCGGAATGGTTTGATTGTTATTGCATTAACCTTTTCTTCTGCAAGCTTGGGTTCGGGGAATCCGTTTTCTGACTCACACTCAATGTCAAGTGTTGCAACTTTAATTTTCTTTGGGTCAAAGTTTATATCACCTTGGAATTTATCTGCAATGTAAGTGTAGATGTATTTGTCATACCCATGGATTTCAAATCCACTGGTTCCTTGATAACTTTCTCTGAACTTTCTTGCACCACCCATTGAATTGAGATTGACAACCTCAAGTGGTCTCCCATCAAGAGACCTGTATGCAGTCTCCCCCTTTTTAGATGGGACATAATGATTTGGTCGGTATGCAACCGATAGTTGTTGTTTTTTGTTTCCTTGATAACCCGTGACTAGAATTTTGTCACGTGTTCTGCAGACATTAGTATAGAAATCCATGTAGTTATTATACTACAGAATGACTTATTCTACAAGTGTTTTTTGGTCGTTTTGTGAAGGAATTAAGATTTCACTGACTGCTTCATACTTCTCTTTTGCAGTACAGTATTTCTCCACTTCCATATCCATAGCTTGGATGATTTCGGGATGTTCTCCGATTCCACTAGGATTCATTTGATAAACTTTAAGGTTTGCCAAGGCAACATCCATGTCACCTTGATATTTACTCTGAAGAGCCTTTAACAGAAAATCGTTTTCCATTACTTACCTCTTTGTTTACCGATAAGAACTCTAAAGTTAGTTTCTAGTTGTGGTCTTGGTTCAAAAGTTGTTACAACTCTTATACCTTTAATCTGAAAAGTATAGTCCTTTGCATATGGTAACCAAGGTGCAAGACCAACTTCCATGTTGCCTCCCTCTACTTGAACTATACATGCATGTGTATCTTCGATGGTGTATGTTGTTTTACCAAAAAATTTGTTTTCTGATACAAATCCTATGATGGTATCTCCATTTTCAAGTCTTAAACACTTGACTGATTTATCGTTATTAGATGTCAAAAATTGGGCCTCAAACACAAGAACGCACCATTTCCTGTAGTTCAACACTTCGTCTTCCGACTTGTTTAAACCAACGAGAGTCTTCCATTTCTACTGCAA